CGATCGGGAACACGGTCGAGCCGTCAAAGGCAGCGAGCCCGTCCTCCGACAGATAATACACCACCGGCACGGTCGCCCCGGCTTGGGTGCGGGCAAAGGACTGCACAATCGACAGCGGCGCGATGCAGCCGGAAGCCCCACTCTGCACCCTAAAACTAAATATTAATGGCGGACCAGCGTAGTTTCCTACATTAATTCCCCTCTCCATGAAGATAATAACATCTGCCCCTTGACTAAAACCAGAGACTAAGCCCGTAACGTTACCTAAGTCGGTCTGTTGGAGGTCTTGATAGTCACTTTGAACTTGAATCGCCGTTGTAGAACCTGGACTTGGCCACGAGCTAGGATCATTGATGCTACTCCACCACACACGGAACGGCACCGCGCCCGAGACCGGATCAGTAGTGGCACCCACCATCAAAAAGTCTTTTACGGTTGCCGCATACTTTGCGATCGGCGCGGCCGCCGAGAGCAGCGAGAAATGCGTATCGGCCGGCAACAGCAGAGTCTGGATCGGGTCGACGCCGTTGGTGGCAATCACCCGCGTGCCGTAACTGGTCATCGACCAGTGGCCGCCGTCCGGCGTGTTGTAGGCACCGCCGACAGTGCGCGACACGTCGCCGAGCACGAGCGAGCCTGGCGGCATGCGGTAGAGTTTCTGCCGGTCGCCGGCAAAGGTGGAGATCGTCTCGTCAGGCGCCTTGAGGCTGTAGGCGCCCTGGCACCGCTCGGCCAAGGTATTGCTGGATAGCGGCACCGCGCTCGGCATCGGGCCATAGCTCTTCAGCGTCAGCGGCACGCAATTCTTTATCAGCGGCGAGCCCTGGCTGCCGAAATCGGCCTGGTCGGGCAGCCACTCGGGCCACGGCGCAACGGTCATGGCAATGTGCCGCCGCAGAGGGGCGAGTATTTGCCCAGCACGTTAGCCCAGCTTGGCCATAGATGGGCGGCCGAGAAGATGTTGGTCGTCGCCACCTCGCACTCGATACCCCAGGCGGCGTTGCCGGCTAGGGTCGCCGCGGTGTCGAGCGATACCAGGGCGGTGGCGTCGCCGATCTTTAGCCCCGAGCCTTGGTTACTGATCAGATTCGACGAGCCGGCGACCTTCACCGTGCCGTTGCTCCAGGCTTTAACATAAAGCCCGGCCGCGCCAACGGTAGGACCGGCGCCGCCGGCCCAGCCGGCCCAAACCAAGTCTTTGATGCCATTACCCGATGACACAGTGTCATTGATGTAGGCGTTGTGTGTTAGGCAAGTGTCAAACACCGCCTGGTCCGACACGAATATCTGCAGGTTGGTCGTTGCGGTCAGCGAGTTGTCGACCAACAATCCGTATTTGCCGACGTTGATGCACTCGACGCTGGAGTAACCGAGATAAAGGCCGCCAAAGCCGCCGGCCAGATGGATGCCGGCATTGCCCTGGTTGACGTTGATAAAGTTGTTGATGCGAAGCTCGACACCCTGATTGATCAACACCGCGTCGTGCGTCACGTAGGGCATCGAGTGATCGAGGATATCCCAGGCGGTATTCTCAAAGCGGATGCCGTCATAGAGTGTCGGCGTCGGGTGCGGCGGGCCGCCGTCGTTGAGCTTGCCGCCCTGCCCGGTGGTGAACTGGACAAACCGGCTGTAATCGACATCGTAGAAGTGCGCCGCGGCGCCGCCGGTCATCACCGTGGTGCTGTAGATGCCCCAGCCCTGCCACAGCACTTCGGTCGCGCTCGACAGTTTGACGATGTCGACGGTGGTCGATGCACCGCTGTAGACGATGCGCGAGGCGTTCATCCCGGCGCCGAGGAGGCTCCAGTTTTTGCCGCCGCTCCAGATCAGCGGCGCCGTGATTTTGTACGACCCCGGCGGCAGATAGCCCGAGCGGCCCTCGGCGGCGGCAACCCAGGTGCCCCACGCCTGTAAGGGACCGGTATCGTCGGCAACCCCATCACCAACCGCGCCGAATTGCTGCGGCGTGACGGCGGCGCCGATCATCTCCAGCGGCATCGGCACCGCCGGCTTGCTGGCGCTGCGATCCGGGTTGCCGAGTACGGTGCCGGGTTTGATGTTGCCGAAATTCTGCGCCGAGGCCGGCAGTGCAAAGAATAACAGCAGCGGGAGCAGACGGCGCATCACGTGATTGGCGGTCATGGCTGGGGAGAAATCGCGATCGTCGGCGTGGCCGAATGGGTCACGACCACGCTCTGATGCGGCGACAGAGAGACGCAACTGTTTGTCCCCGTCGCCATTGTTGTGCCCCCGACCGCAACATTAGAAACCGTGCCGCCGGTCAGGCAGACATACTCCCGCGTATTGCCGGCCGAATACGTGTACGGCGAGGCGCTTGCCGGACCACTCGCGGAGGCCAGGCTGAATCCGGGATTGCCCTCGATCCTGGCAACGACGCCCGCGCCGTAGATGATTGTATTGATATTTCCCTGGCTCAGATCGACGCCTTGGATAAGCACCCCGGTATTCGGGCCGGTCAAAATTATGCCGTTGTTGTAGGTCGTGACGAAACCGTCGCAAAAGCCGCCGATCTTGCCGCCTCGTATCCGCAGGTTGGTGACGTTGGCTGCGGCGACGATCCCATGGTGACCGGCGGCGACCGAGTTGCCGCAGACAAACGACGTATCGAAATCGATATCGGTACCGGCATTCAGATCAACGCCATCCAAATTGTTTTGGTAAACCCGCGCCCCGATAAAGTGGAAGCCGTGAAAAACCGCCGCGCCGGCCGTGTTGGAAATCGTCAGACCCGGTCCCGCGGTGCTCGACGACATCCAGCAGCCGATGCACATGAGGCTTTTGACTTGTGCGTCCGACCGGCCGGTATCGATCTCGAAGGCCACACTTGTATCCGTGTCGCCGAGCACCGTATTGGAGAAGAACGTCCACCACACCGTCTGCTGCACAACCCCGGTGCCGCCGGGCTTTATCACCGTGCCCTTGTTAAAAAATATGACGTTGGTATTCGTTACCTGCATACCGCCGGAATCTTCGATCAACACTCCGGTACCGCCGGGACCGGCTTGGTTTCCGGCAAGTGTGGAGCTGGTTAGTCGAAAGTCGGATGTCTGACCCGAGTTAGTCTGGTGCCCAACCCGGACCCCATAGCAGGCGGCCCCAACCGTCCCATTAATAAGGATACGGTTGGCACTGTGGTCTACGCCGTTGATGTCGAGCCCGACGCAGGTCCCGCCGATCGTAATGTGTTCAAGTGTGATGCTGCTGGTACCCGGGGCTATCAATATGCCGGTGCCGCTGGCTGCGCCCGCGTTACTGATCCAAAAGCTACGAAACAGCGAGTTGTTACAGCCGGGGGCGAGCGTCAGCACCGTCTGGTTGGGCGCTCTGGTAATAAACCCGCCGCCGCCGGACGCGCCGATCATTTGCATCCGGTGGTTACAGGTCAGCCCGTCTACGGCGTAAGTACCCGGGCCGAGCAGCACGGTCGCGTTGGTGGCGGCGTCGATCGCGGCTTGCACCGCATTCGTGTCATTTCCCGAACCGTTGCCCTTTGCGCCAAACTGCATCGGGCTGATGCCCGTCGGTTCCCACTGCGCCAGCCAACATTTATTGTCCAGCGACTTGACCTGGCTACCGCCGTCGCCGTTGCCGGCGTTCAAGGAGCAGGCCGCGTTGGAAGCCTTAAACATGAGCGGCGAACCGGTGTCGCCGGGCGCGGCGAACCCCAGCCGCATCACATACGGCGCCGCGGTGGAGGGAATATTCCGCAGCGTGGTGTTGTTGTCCGTCGTCGCCACGGTGTCGGGGCTGTAGGCGGCCTGTACCGGGCCGAGCATCAGGAATAGAGCCGGGACGAGCCAGCGCATTGCCCGGTTCATAGCTTGCCGGCGCATCAGCGCACGCTCCAATTGCTGCCGCTCCAGTACAGTTCGGCCGCGCCGTAATCGGAAAAGATCGCGTAACTGGCGGCGCCGTCGATCGGCCCGGTGATGATGATGGCATAGGTCGAGGCGTTGCCGAGCACGTCCTTGAAGCGCAGGGTTTGCCCCACGGTGGGGCTCGGCGGCATCGTGATGGTGATCGGCCCGCCGGTGCTGTTGCGAATATTGATGTCGCCGCTAAACCCGGTCGGCAGCGGCCCGGAGACGATAACGTCGAGATACGGCGGCACCACCGGCGCCGTCACCGTCCAGGCGCCGCCGGGGCCACCGGCCCCCGACATGCCGGCGGGGGCGGTAATGCCGTCGACCTTGATGGTCAGACCACCAGGCCAACGCGCCTTACGGTCGGCCTGCTCGATGCTGGCAAGGGCCGCTGCCGCCGCCTGCGTCCACAAGGCGACGCGCTCGTCATGGCCGATGAATGCCTCGGCGGCGACGAGTGTGGAATAAAGGTAGACATCCGGGTGATCGATCAGGAGCCAGTTAGTCGGCGCTGTGTCGCTCAAGGGCGGCAATCCCGACTGATACAGCAGCTCCAGCGTCACGGAGCCGCTCGGCGCCGGGCCGAGGCGCAGCTCATTGCCGTGCAAGGTGTAGTGATATGGCGGGCCGCTGCCGCCGGGCAGTTGATCCGGCGGCACATAGGTGACAAGCACGCCGTTACTGGTGACGAGGCGGATCTGGCGGCAGCCGGCCGGCAAGGCCACCGCTGCCGCCGTCACCACCGTCGAGGCGCGCTGCTCTGCCTCGCCGACCCTGAGCCGGCGGCGCAGTTCGCTCTCTGCCAGCACGATCATTTCCGGCACGGTTGGCGCCACTAGCAGATCACCCGGCCGCGCTAGCCAGTTGAGCACGGAGGATTGCAGGTCGGCGTAACTCGCCAGCGACATCAGCGCGTTCCCCACTGCGTGCCCATCCAGTACAGCTCGATCGAGGCGTAATCGCTGGCCAGCGTGTAGCTGGGCCAGCTATCGATCGTGCCGAGGATGGTGATGTTCGACGTGCCGGCGTTGCCGCCGACATCCTTAAATTTGAGGGCCTGCCCCCGGATCGGCGCGGCCGGCAAGGCGATCGCGATTGGCCCGCCGGTGAGATTGTGGATGTTGATATCGCCGGCCGTGCCCGCCGCCAGGACCGCCGAGGCGGTCACGTCGGTGGCGCCGGTCTCGCCGTCGGCAATGATTGCCCAGGACATTAGAGTCTGAACGATCCGGTACGGAGATAGCGCCACTCGCTGGAATTGAGCAGCCGCAAGACCGCCTGGCCGTGCTCGGCCTTCATCGCGTCAATGCCGTAGAGTTGCCGCCACAAATTTACCACCTCGATCGGAATGCGGGCTGCCAGGCGCATGTCGCGCTCCGGGCCGACCCAGCCGGTGAAATTGTCGGCCGTCTGCAGCCGCTTGTTGGTCTCGATGATCGGCCCGACATCCGCGCGCCGGTGGATGGTGGATATGCCGGTCAGCTCGTCGTGCTCGAATGTCTCGACCGCCCCGGTCAGCGGATCGTGATCGAAGTAGTATTGGTGCGCCATGGCAGTGCCCAAAGAAAAAGGCGGCCATGACAGCCGCCTTGCTATGTCGCTAAAAGCGAAACGCCTGTCAGGAGTGGCCTGCCGGGCGCCTCGATGGAGGAGAGCGATGCTGAGACATCGCGTGCCTCGCCTACATTCTACGACATCATCAGTGAGTCCGCTAATGCACGTTTCGCTGCCGGGGCGAGTCGGCCAATCAATTCCAGCGCCTCACCCGGTGTCAACGCATAGCGGACGCAGCCCTCATCCTCAGCCCACATTTCGACATAAACCAGCCTGTCATGAGCAACCACCGAAAATGTTGGCGGCCGCAGCCGCTTAGCCTCGGTCATATCGACCGCCATTTTTTGCCGGTGCGAACGGCAGAAATTTCCGTCTCCGAAACTCCAAGCATCTGAGAAAGCACACGCCGGTTTGCTGAACTAGCGCGGATGAAGCGCACGTCGTCCTCAGTTAACGTGGCCCGGGGCCTTCTCACTTTCTCTTCATCACCCAAAGACCGCCAATGGCTTCCGGCCCGAAGGCTGCTGATATAGGTCGGCGCCAAGCCAAACTTATCGGCGAGCACACTACGCTTCTCTGCGCTCGCCCGGATAAACCGGACATCTTCCTCGGTCAGCTTAGCCCGGCCGTTTCGCGCTCCTTGCCGATTGTCGAGCCGAACATTTTGCATCTGCTGCGACCACGTCGCCCAGCGTACATTTCCCGGTTCGTAGTCGCCGTCATTATCGATTCTATCTAGTGATAATCCGGCCTCCGGCGGATCGCCGACATCGGCATAAAACGCCTCAAAACTGTTCAGCCAGCGGCTGCAAACCGTAATCCCGCGACCGCCATAATCTTTCCACGCAGGATTATTTGGATTTCCGCACCGCTGCTTCATGTTTAACCAACGGTGATAGACGGTAGTGTCCATGGCGCCCGCTTGCCCATGCGTGCGCTTGGCCGCGCTGACCATCGCGCCAGTAGCACACCCACAACTTTTCTTCTTGCCGCGCTGCAGCATATTGCCGTTGGTGACGACATCGCTTGCCCCACAATCGCAAGCGCAACGCCACAAAACACGGTTTTTGGCAGAGCCGGCGCGCTCTACCACCAACAGCATGCCAAACCGCTGGCCGACCAAATTGTGCATGGAAGTCTCCCCGCGACGATACCTTGACACGATACCGTCGCGGGGCAAGTCTGTCTAATGGTTTCCTAATAGTCTATGGTGCGGTCAGGTCTGCGATGAGGGCAGAGCTGGCCTCGTTCTTCGCCGCCAGGGTGTACTCACCGATCAGCATCCGCTTCTCGGCGTCGCCGGTCTTGGCCAGCGGCATCTGCGTAATCGGCCGCAGCCAGTCAACGGACCAGTACGACCAATTCAACAGGAACACGTCACGCACCCGCTGGAAGCGGTTGGGGATGATCCTAACCGTATGAAAATCCCCAACATAAACGTCCACAGTGGCGACAGTTTCCTGCTTCATCACGTCCACCATTTTCGTGGCGCCGCCGGTGAAAGCAGAGATCGCCTGCTTGTTACTGGCGCCGGCCATGATCACATCGAGGTCTTCGCTGCTGTTGGTGTAGACCGACTTCATCGCCGCCTTCAGCATGACCTCGGTGATGGCAACCGGTGTGGTGCCGTCCGTGCGTCCGTTGCTGCCGTCGCCGACCGGGTTGGACCCGCCCGCGACCACATTAGCGACGTTGGTCTTGAGCCAAGCCAGGATGCCGGCGCATAACGGCGCTGTAGCCGCCGCGCCAACTACTTTTGCTTGGTTTGACAGTAATATACCTTCGATATCGATCTTGAGCTCTTTAGCGCGTTTCGTCATCTGATATGCGAGTTCAGTACGCCGGCCAGCTTTATTGACGGCGTCGAGTGTGCCGGAAATAATAACCTCCTTCCGGCTTATTTGAGTCCTATTCCCGAGGCGCGCCGTCACACTCGCTGCCGAAAATGTGGCTATATCGTCTCCCTGGAATTGGGCGTTGTTTAGATTTATGGCAGCTAGACTGTCAGTTTGCCATTCATGAAGAACAGCATCAGCTGTACCACGCCCAACATTACTTGTGAACGGAGTATCCGAAGGCGAGAGCAAATAAATCATATCGCTCAAGTCTTCCCTAAGCCCCTGCATTCCTGGACTTCCAGAAAATGTAGTTGCCGTTCCTGTTATTATCGCCATGATTACTTAGCTCCACTGAGTTGATTACTTGATAGGGTGTGGAGCCGGTGGTCGCGATTCCGCGATCCGGTCAGAGTATTTCCATCAGGTAGGAGATCGCGTCCCGTTCAGATCCAGACTTACGTAGCTGGCCCATCTTCGCCGCCCGCACCTGCGCCGCTCGCGTGTCCGACCGCTGCCTGCCGGCACCGGGCGGTTGCACGTTGGGAGCGGCGCCGTTTGTGCGCTTGGCTTCGGCCTGCTGGCGGGCTTCTCTCTGCTGGCTGGCCCGCATCGCCTCGTTGACGACGAGCAGGACCCGGTGATCAATCACCTGGCCGATCTCGGTGTCATTGAAGCCGCGCTGCTGCAGCCACGCCCGCATGTCGCCGGCGAGTTTCGGCCCCTTGGTTTCGTCACCGAAATCGGGGAGCTTCTCGACCAGCCGGCCCATCTCGGCCTGCCGCAGCGCCGCTAATTGCTGCGCCTGGGCCTGCTGAGACTGCTCACTGACACGCTGCAGCTCCTGCTGAATGCCGCCGATCCGGCCGCGCAGCGCGTCGCGCTCCGCTGTCAGTCGGACGTATTCGGCAGGCTGCTCGGAGGCCAGCCGCTGCCAATCGATCTGGGCAAACTTCTGCGCTTCCGGAGCAGCGACAAAGAGGAGCTGCTCAAGGTTCTTGGCGTAGGATTGACGCTCGTTCTGGATCTCGCCAAACGTCGCTTCGAGCGCCTGGCGGTGTTGCGCGATCTCCTGGGTCTTCTGCGTAAAGGCGCGGTCTCTCTCGCTTTCCCGGCGGGCAATGACTGCCTGGGCTTCGGGAGGGAGCGAATTGAAAACCTCCTTGTCGGCATTAGACCAACTCCGAGGCGGCTCGACCGCGGCGGGCTCGGTGTCGGCTTCGCCGTCCGGCTCGTCGGGTAGATCGGCTTCCTCGGTATCGTCGGGGGCCGGGTCTTCCGGTCCGACAGCCGGGTCATCCCCGGGTTCCGGCGCGGCGGGCGCCTCTTGCGGCTCCCGCGGCGGTGTCTGTTGCGCGCGCTGCCGGCGCGGCGGCTCAAGGAGGCCCTCGATCCCGGCCATCACCTCGGCTTCGCTCATGCTGGTCGGAGGCGCAGAGGCGCCGTCGCTGCCAGCCTGCTGGCGCGTTTCACTCATGCTCGATTACCTTGTGATTTCAGTGAGTTGCCGGAACTCGTGCCGAAATTAATGATTTCCTGCCGGAATTATCCGGTTTCGTTGCCGGAATTGCCGGTTAAGGCCGCAATCGCTCCAGCGCGCGGACATACTTGTCGCGCCCGCCATGCCGCCAATCGACGGCAGCCGCCGCCATCACCGCGATCTCCAGATCGCGCCGGGTGAAACGCACGATACGGCTGCCGTCCGGCGCCAGCTCGCCCCGCTCGATCTGGTCGAGCAATAGCCGCAGCGCCGTCTTCAGCAATTCGCGATTGGTGGGCAGGCCGGGCAATTAGCGCAACCCCGGCATGAAGATGTAGACGCCGAGCAGCACCACGCAGATCCAGGCGATCCATGGTTGAAACGTCACATACGGAGCGGCCGGCGGGGTCAGCGCCAGAAACCACAGAAACATCGCCACGACATAGAGCACCAAAATGATCATGCCGCGTCCCTTTCCTGCATCCGCGCCCGCGCCTCGATGCCGCGCGCCGTGCCGAGCATGATCCGCAATTCCGCCTTGAATTGCTCCACTGCCCAGTGCAGCCGGTACGCGGCTTCTCTCGCGTCGGCGTCGCCGACTTTGCTGTCGCGCCAGGTATCGACCAGCCGCTGCTGCACCCGATCGAGCGCCAGCACCAGGGTGGGGTCGTCGAGCAACCGTCGCGCCGCCTCACCGAGCTGCATCGGGTCGCTCGGCGCCGGCTCGATCGATCGCCACGGCGGCCGCGGCAATTTGCGCTCGGCCCACCAGTAGGCGAACGGGGTCCAGATCAAGGATTAACCAGGGCGTAGGTCGGCCAAAGGCCGATCGACATTCACGACCGAAGCCGGCCTCGGCGGGTTGCCTTGCGGCACCAGGCGCGCCGGAGGCTCAGGCTGCCGCGAGATCGCCTTGCCGGCGGCGGCGCTTGGACCACCAGCCGGCAAGGCCGCCGATCGACAGCATGCTGCCGAGCATCAGGAACGAGCCGGGCTCGGTGACGTCCTGCTGGGTCACGATCGGCACGATGTAGAAGCTCTCGCCGCCGTCGGTGGCGTGGTCCCACGAAGCCTGGAACAGCAGCCGGTCGTTGATGCCGATGCTCGAAAGATCGAAGCCGCTGATCAGGTAGTCGGCGCTGCCGTTGCCGTTGCGGATATTCGGCAGGACGATCGGCCCGGTCAGGTCGAAGATGATCCGCGAGCCAATCAGGTTGTCGAGGTCGATCAGGCGGAACTCGGTCAATGTCTCCATGTTGCCGCCGGGTTTGCCGGTCGCGGTATTGATGTCGACGGCGACCCCGAAGCTGAAGTTGAGATCGCCGAGGGCCTGCAAGAAGGTGCGAAGCTGGCCGCCGGTATAGGGCGTGACGGTGACATCGTCGCCGTTGGCGAAGGCGCCGGTGATGTTCGAGCTGAACAGGTTGAAGCTTGAATCGTTACCCGTGCTGTCGAAATTGTTGAAGCCGAACCCGACCGGGTTCTGCACGTTGGTGGCGCAGATCACGCATGGCGCGCTGATCGATTGCGGCACCACCTGGGCATCGGGCAGAACGCCGATGGTCAGATTGTTGAGCGCGTCGGCATGGGCCGGCCCCGCGCACAAGGCCAGCAAGGCTGCCGCCGCAAGGTACTTCTTCATTGTTTCTCCTCCGAAAAAATGCGCTCGAACGCTACCGAAAGCGTAAAAGAACCGCTCCTGATCATCTCCACGATAACCCAGTTCGGCTCGGTGGGATGCGGGATTATCGAGCGGATCGCGTGCCAGGCGATGGCAATCTGCTTCGGCGCCTTGCCGCCAGCGGTAATCGGGTAGGCGACCAAAAACCCCTCAAGCGCCATTACGCGACCCGCTCGATCCGGTAGGTGTTGCCGGTCTGCCGGGTAATGCGCGAGCCGCCCCGGCGCAGGCCGAGAATATAGATGCTGCAGATGTTGCGGACATAGAGCGGGCCGCCATCCGCGCGGCCACCCCACAAATACTCGATTTGCATGTCCTTGCAGCATGTCTGCCCGAGCCGTAGCTCGAACAGCGCCCGCAGCATCGGCCGCTTGCGGCGGCCGCCGAGCGCCTTCAGCAGCGCCGCCGTGCCGATGCGGTGCAGTTCGCCGTCAGTCATCCCGCCCGGCGATCACAATCCCGGCGCCCCGCCATTGCCGATCGGCCCCGGCCCGCCCTGCCCGGCGGCATAAGCCCCGGCGGCGAATTTCAGCTCGACCTCGCGCTGTTTCACCGCGGCCTCGGCCTCGACCTTGGCCCGCGCGATCACTAGATCGTGCTGCGCCTGCTGCTGCTCGAGCTGCTGCTGGTGCTGCGCCTTCTGCTCCTCCAGCATCATCTGATGCTGCTGCTTCTGCTGCGCTAATTGCGCGTCGAGCTGCGCCTGCTGCTGTTGGCGTCCGGCATCGGCCTGCGCCTTCATCTGCGCCGCCTGCAACGCCGCCTGTGCTTTCATCTGCGTCGCCTGGACCTGCGCCTGCGCCACGATCAGCGCCGGATTTGGCGGCGGCTGCTCGGGCTGCTGCGGTGCCGCGCCAGGCGGCGGCGGCTGCGATGGGTCGGCGAAGAACGACTGCTTGAACCCGGCGTTTTCCTGCAATGCCTTCAGCGCATCGTACACATTCTGCGTGTAAACCAGCGGCCCCTTCGGCCCGCCCTGCTGCTGCACCACCGCATTCTGCAACTGCACCACCGTCATCAGATGCTGCAGCACCTGGTCCCTATTCCCCGTCCCGAGCCCGACGCTCACCGTAACCGGCATCGCCTCGCGCCACTCGCGCGGGTCGATCCGCAGCCAGCCGCCAGTCACCCGGATGATCCGCTCCTGCTGCTGGTGCCGCCGCACCAGGCCGAGAATGCCGCGCATCAATTGCTCAACGCCGTGCGCGAAGATCCGGGCAAACAGCTCGACCCGCTGCGCCTGCGCACCCTGCGCCATCGCCAGGCCGGCGGCTGTCGTATTCGACAAGGCGTCGGGCGAAATCGCGTTATTCTGCCGCGCGACCCCGGTGCGGATTTCCTGCGTCTCGTCGATGTACTGCACCAGCGGAAAGCTCTTGTCCGCGGTGTACGGGATCATCATCGGCTGAATACCGCCAAGGCGGCGCGACCGAACGACGCCACCCGGCCGCAAATCCAGCAGGTCGTCGTAAGTGTTTTCGTTGACGCTGTCGTCGGCGACCTCGACCCGCGGCCAATTGCTCAGGTACGCATTATCGACCATCTGCCGCACGATCGACGACTTGATCTCCTGCAGATCGGCCGTCAGATCCGCCAGCGACAACCCCACCAGCCGGTGACTTTGCGGGATCGGCGTGATACTGACAAACGGCACCTCGTCGACGCACTCGATGCACGGCTCGCCGTCGCGGGTGAGAATGATCAACCCGTCTCCCGCCGTCATCACCTGGTACAGCTCGGTGGTGCTGCCGTCCTTCGACAACTGGACGTAACATTCCTCGACCCAGATATGCCGCGCCGGGGTCTTCGCATCCTCCTGGTACGGCGGCAGATCGTCAGCGCGAAACCGCTCGACCCGCTCGATATTCATTTCCATGTCGTCGTGCAGCGGCACTAAATCGAGCGTGTCCTCGTCGTAGCCCTGCTCGACCAGGTCGCTGTAGGTCCACCGCCGCCGGTGCGCCAAAAACGGAATGTCGCCGCGCTTGGCCCGCCGCGAAAACAGGATCTCCTCCGGCGCGACGTTCTCGATGCGGATACGCGGAAACTCCCGGGTAAACCGCAGCGTGACATCGATCAGCTCGATTTCGGGCGCGGGCAGCGCCGGAGGCGGCGGCATGCCGGGAGCCATCGGCGCCTGCGACTGCTGCGCCGGAACCGGAAACGGCAGATCCAGGCCGAAACTGTCGCGCGGCTGCTTGTACCGCCGCTGCTTCACGATCTCGACTTGCGTGTCGCCCAGCAACGCATCCAATTGCGGCTGCAGCAAGCCGGTATAGCTCTGCGTCTCGACCTCGCGCTGCGTGTCGGCCCAGTACTTGACCCAGCCGAGCCGCTCCAGCAGCGCATCCTTGAACCAGTCGTGCAAAATCATGAAGCCGGGATTTTCGCGCTCGAATATGTGATTGACGTACTCCGTCGCCTGCTTTGCCGCCTGCTCCATCCCCGGCCGCGGCGGCTCCACGATGCAGACCCGGTCGCTCGCGGTGAATATCCGCATCAAGGCCGGCAATACCCATTCCACAGCTTCGAGGACACTTCGCATCACGACATTGCTGCGATCGGTGCCGACCGGCCCCGGCAACTCGCCCTCGTAATATTGCAACGCCCGCAGCCGGTCCTGACTCAGACTGCCGCCGTCCTGACCCAGCGCCTCGTCCAGCTCGCGCTGCACGATGGCCTTCACCTCGTCCTCGTCCCAGCCGTCTCCCTTGGCGCCCGCGCCGCCCCCGATCCCCTGCGGGATCTTGCCGGGCCGCTCGGAACCGTACGGGCTGCCCATCAGCCGGTCCGACCCGCGAGCGAACCGACCCACCAATACGGCATGCCTTTAAGATCAAGTATGGTCGGATATTCCTGCACCCGCATCGCCGCCAGGTAATTGCAATCAGGCCGGTGATCGGACCCGGCCGGCGCCGTGCAGCACATGCAGGCTGGCGGCCGCGGTAACCCCGGCGGGATCATCAGCCGCCCTTCGGCTCGCGCGCCGCTACTTCCTTCGGCTCGGCCTTCTCAGCCTCCCGCGGGTTGCCCTCCTTCGGCCACGGCGGGCGCACATGATTGACCGCCGGCTTGCCCTTCACCGGCTTGAAAAGATCCATTACCGCCATCATTCCACCTCCCCTCGGCTGCGCCGAGCCCGCCGCGTCGCAGCATGACGTGATGCCGTTGCCTCCACATTCCGGGCACGGATGCCGCAGAAACCGGCCGACCCAACCTTTGCCCCGGCACGCCTCGCAGATCACCCCCGGTCGCGCCGCTTCGCCAGCAACGCCGCCCGAGCCTCCCGGTCCGCACCGTGATCCGGCTCCGACCCGTACAGCTCGGGCGACACATCCTTGCCCAACACCGCCTCGCGCAATACCGCAACCTCCGCCGCCAGCGCAACCAGGCCGCGCTCGAATCCCGCCACCCGCTCCGCCAGCGCCTCAAACATCCGCGCGTCGCTGCTGCTCATCCGCTATCCTCTACATCCTGCTGGCGGGCAGAGCCTCGGAGCCGTCGCCGACGGACGGCTCATGTTTGCTAGCTTGGCTCTGGGCAATGCCTCGGCCGCCCCGCCGGCAGCCAGCATGGCTAGACTATGCCAAGCCCAAACGCGCGTCGCTGCCGCCGATCAACTCTGTAACTTAGACTATACCAAGCGCCGGATATTTGAGCGGCTTAGGTCTTCCGCGCGGCGCCTCGTACGCCACGCACATTAAGCCAAATGCATCTGCCGAATGACTTGACCAATCATGTTCAGGACCTAAACCGACATCTCTAACATCTTCACTTTTTCTTTCGTGGTACCAAGCTAATGCTTCCCGGCCAGATTCCGTCGTCTCTTCATTAAACCATATCGAGGGGAAAAGCCTTCTGGCCGCCTCTATCCGCGCCCTGGCCGCGCCTCTCCCCTGGTTGGGTATCACCTCGACGCTGAAACCCGCCTGACGGAAGGCGCTTTCAAAGGAAACTTCGAACACCCTGTCATGAGTCGCGCCATCATGGGGGAGGTATATATTGGCCTTGCCCCATCCCTTCTCTCTCAACCACGCAACATGAACAGCAAGAGGCTCTCCAACACTTTCGTAATAGTCAAGGACGCGAATTTCGCCCCGTCCAACGTATTGGCAAACCCATTGGGCATACGCATCGCTGCGAGCGCCGGTACCCCCTATGTCCACGTAAACCCTTACAGGCAATAGCGGATCCTTGGCGACGTGGCCAATGCGGCCTTCTTCTTTGGCCTCGTTCAATAAACCGGCATAGTAGGCACCGACATGCCCGGTCGCGAACTCCCCCAGCCACACATGCCCGTACTGGGCCGGCCGCAGCCGAGCGTCCTCGGAACGTATGGCCTCCAACACGCTCGGAAACCACGGGTTGTCCTTGTACGTCAACCCGACAATCTTGCTGTTGTCGGGAGGGTTTTCCCGAAAGCGTTGATGCGTCGCGCTGGCTCTGCGTTCAGGATTCCAGGTTACCCAGATCTCGGCGCCCTCCTCACGCACCGTCGGAATCGTCTTCTGCCAGGCGATCTCCGATACCTGCTCAGCTTCATCGACCCATAAAAGACGAATACGAGCAGTAGACTTAACAGACTCGATATTCCGCCGCAGCCCGACGAACGAGAAGTCGATGCGGCCATCCCTGGTCCTTATGTACTTCTCACCCACCTCGTAGTGAGCCGCCAGCCAGGGTTCTGATTCGATCGCCAGCTTGATCTCCGCCATGCTGCTTTCATCGAGGCTGTTCTGAAACTCCCGGCCGCAGACAATGACGCCCGATTGGCCCGCCATGCTGCACCGTAAGCCGTGCACCGCCGCCATTTTTGCGAAGGATCTCGATTTTGCCGAACCCCTTCCTCCGAAAGCCCCCCGATAGAGCGCCTCCCCCGAGAAGACCGGGATCAACTTCTCCGGCAGCTCGATCGACTGCGCACTCATCCTGGCTGCGACGCCTTGCAAATGTGATCCCGCTGCCGGCGTACCTGCCCCGTGCCGCGATTGTCCCGCCGAAAGGCAACCGAAACCTCACCAGTCGAATCGACGTAAAACGCCACGCGATGCACCAAGCCACAGTCGCAGCAGGCAATCCGATAATGCTGCACGCCAAACTCGTCCATCCAGGGAGTCACCCACTCGCTCCAGCCCGTCTTCCCGTCCACCGTAACCGACAGATCCTGATAAACAACACGCATGCTACGGACGCCACCCCAACACCAACGCTACCACCGCTATCACCACCAACCCGCCCCGGTAGTCCAATGGCGTCACCATGTCCAATAGCACCGCTACCGACACCACTATCGCTATCGTCAGAAAACCGTGGTGACGATACTGCCGCCAACTTACCCACATGACGGTGACAGTGACCCTTCGACAAGCTCAGGATAAACTAGTGACACTCGTGTCACTGGTGGTGACGGAAACTTGGGCGGAATTTCAGAAAAAAAATATGCGGTGACGCGCAGCAAGCACGGGTGCGGTGTGGGGCCGTCAGCCACCGATATGGAACCAATCCTGTCAGGGGCTGGCCCGGCCCCGTTCACCTGCCCCGCGGGCTCTGCCTGGGGTTGGCCGCCTTCACCGAGGGGGAGCGGTGTGTCGGCGGCTTCACTGGCTGCGGCGCCTTGGTGCTGGTCGGCTTGCGTGGTGCCTCGACAATCGGGTTCTGCTTCATCGGTCGTTGCCTTCTAGTTACGCGCGCGAGGGGCTGCTGCTACCCCATTTGCTACCCCAGCGCCGCTTGTGAACGAAAACCCTAGCGTTTCCGCCATATTTGTTTGAGAGAGCAACCGCTATGTAAGCGGTTTACTCCTCTTCGTCCGGCTTCGGTAGCCGCTTGGGCGCCACCGGGACGAGCTGGATCATCGTCACAATCGGCCGATCCGGGTCGCCAGTCAGCTCCTGGGTGACCTTGTCACCGAACTGGCGCGGCAACAACTTGGATAACAACCACTTCCTGTTGTCACACATCAACCTGTTGCGCTGAACCAGGGCGTTATCCGGCAAGCCGTTGATAAGTATATCAGAATCGCCGATCTCGATGATTTCTTCAGCCATCAGCTCGTGCCGATAACTCCGCGCTCGCGCGTATTCAACACCAAAGCCGAGCGGGTCTTTCCTTGCCCATTTGCGCACTGCGCTAGGGGCGGGCATACCGGGGGATGAGCAGATAGCATCAAGGCTTTCGCCATCACTGAGGCGATCGAGGATGATATCGGCCAGGGTTTCGCTATAGACGGGTTGGGAGCCATTACGACCGCCGCGTACGGCGCCTTTTGGCGTTCCTCCGCGAGGAAGGCTGGTAGATTTAGCGGTGGATTGCACAGCCTGCTTCCATTGCGGAGAGTTTGTGGCGTAAGTCAAGGCTTTTTCTCATTTATGCACCGTCTCCCTCGAAGCCAAGTGGCAGTTGGGTTGTGCCGTTAACCGCGAAGATTGGCAATTCGGCTTGGAGTTGATCGAGCTTACGATCGGCGATTTCGACCAGGCTTCGGAACGGCGAGCGGAAGCGTTGGATGTTTGGCAGCAATTGATTGTAGTTGACCCATCGGGCGGCATGGTATCCGAACATCCAGAACTTGTAGCCGCGCAGGCCTTCCCACGCTTTCACTTCGGCGTCGCGCATAGCGGCGAGGATAACGTCGTCGGTCACGGTGTCACATCCTGAAATGGTTTTGGAGAGTCCCGAGCGTGCTCAGGAGCACGCCTTTGACGACGTGCGGATGGACGGCTTCACCGCACCACGCTCGTCGCAGGGCGAAGTCGCGCATGCTGCAATCGTTACCGAGCACATGCCAGGCGCAGGCTCCTGCGGGTGAGGCGAGGCCGCCGAGGGCGTCTATGGCTCTGTCCAGGCTTGTCTTGGCCCACAGCGAGCCCATGGGCTGTGCGAGCGTCCTGTGGCCGCTGACGTGGGTGCGAGACGGGTCTGTGGCGTGCAATGGGTCGCTGGCGGCTGCTCGGAAGAGCGTGTGGAATTGCTCGCCGGCGGCGCGTTGGGCGGCGGTGATGGAGCCGTTGCGTTCGAGGCGTTGGAGCAATCCTTCGGCTCTCCAGGGCACGCCGATGCGTCCGGCGGTATCGGCGATCTGGAGGCGATCGCGGGTGATTCGGCTGTGCTGGCGGCGTTCTGTGGATGGGGCGAGGGGAGTTGCATTCATGGGCTTACTCTGCGGCTGCGAGGGCTGATGCGGCTTGCCGGAAGGCGTATTCGTCGGCGTTTGGGTTTGGGCCTGGGTCGTGTCCGAGGGCGTCACGGGTTTTGCGTCGAGAGGGAGTGGCGTCGTTCCAGCCTTGGGCTTTCCTGAGCTTATCGAGACGATTGAGCCACCAACGATCGCCATGTTTTGGGTTTGGATCGGCGCCGCAGAGTCCGCCGATGGCGATTGAAAGTTGGGGCTCGGCGAGGGTGTCCCGGCAGAAGCGAAGCAGCTTTTGCTGGAGCCGGTTTCGCTTCACCTCGGCGGTGTCCAGAGCGCCGTCAGGCGCAGAGGGAGCGGAGCGACCGACAGAAACCCGATTACCAATTGAATTTAAAGCCTTTTCTTCACTTAATCGGGACATAGTACCGTGTCCCGCTTCAGTCTCACTTTCGGCGGTTGAGGTGGCAAGGGTGCTTGACACGGCGTCGGCCTCGCACGAGCAGGCGCTCGCGCGCGCGGTTAAAGGCTTAGTAAGGGAAGTAAGGTTTTTAAATTTATGGGTAGTTGTGTTTCTAAGGGGCGCTACGCGCTCTAAGCTTCTTACCTTTCTTGGTACTTCTGTACTTATGTCTAAGGTCTGGATTTTCGTTGGCGTTTCGTTGACGGTTTCGTTGGCCTCCCGTTGCTCTCCCGTTGCAACGCCCGTTGACGTTTCGTTGGCCTTCCCGTTGGCACGTTTGTTGGCTCTAGCCTGGGCGCTAGCACGTCCAGCGGCTTGTCTTTGCTCGATAATCGCGTGCGCGCGGTCTAGCTCGTGGTCGACTCTTTTGTGCCGCCAAACGCCGCCTTCTATGCGGAAGAAACCGTGCAATTTCTGGCGGAGTTTTTGCCAACCTTTTTTGGTCGATTTTGTGATCGTTGCCAGCACCTCGTCGTCGTCGGGGGGCGGGCCGTTGACCCAGTAATCCATGATGATGAGCAAGTATGCGCCATGCTGCCCGGCGTTTAGCCGCTGCGTGTCGCGCAGATAATCTTCGACGTAGATCGGCATCCAACTGTCGCTTGGCTTCGTCATCGCACCTTATCCGACGCGTTGGAGTGAGAGGACTTCGCGCCCGGCGAGCCAGCCGAGCATAAAGGTGCGGACGGTGTGCCAGGAGGGGCCGCGGCGGTTGCCGGCGGGCTCGTTGCCGAGGGCCTGCCAGATGACGGCGGCGGGGATGCGGCGGCGGCGCCACAGCGTGATGGTTTCGTGGACATCGGCGTGGAGCTGGGCGGTGCTCACGGTGCGGCTCCGGCTTTGCGCATGGCGGCGCGCATGGCGGGCATGCGGGCTTCCCAGCGGGCGCGCATGTCGCGGCCGGGCGCCGGCGGCTTGTCCCAGCGATTGTGCCTGTCGGGGCCTGGGATATAGCGGGCGACGCCGGATTTGCTGCGGCCGAGGCTGGCGGCGATGGCGGTGAGGCTGCAGCCGGCGGCGTGCATGGCGTGGACGGTGTCGATCTCGCTGGGGCCGAAGGCGGGCTTCATGCGGCGGCCTCCAGCGGCAATGTCGGCTGTAGTGTCGCTCTGCCGATAGCGGGACGTACTGTCACTACCAGTTTGGGCTGCAAGCCGTAGACTTTCTGCATGACGACCCGCACCACGAGCGAGTCGTCGCGGAAGACCACACCGTTGAATGCATCGGCTGTCAGCTTGTAAAGATTGTCTAAATCTGGCCTCGTCGCCGGCAGTACGAGGCCAAGGACGGCGGCGGCGCGTTTCTTTTTGCTCCAACTTGCCGGGATTGGCAGCTCCGCCAGCAGCTCGACCAACACCGGCTCGTCGAGCACGGCGGCGCCCATCTGGAGCATGGTGTTGGCGGCTTCGATGCGGAGCGCGGCCATGGCGTTGCGCTGCGGCGCCGGGACGAAGTGGGCGCCGGTGCGGGCGGCGATGCGCATGCGGGCGAAAGCGACGGGCTCGCCGAGCAGCGACACTGTGATCGGCTGGGCGGTCATGCTGACTTCGCCAGCAATTGGTCAAACAATCCCGGCTGCCGGTCTGCGACATCCGGCCGTGCGTGGATTGCGCCGCTGAACACCGAAATGATCAGCCAGGAATTGCGGTAGCGATTGAAATTGCCGCACAGCAATGGCGGTGCCGTGCTTAAATTCAGCGCCTCGTCGAGTTCACGCATGCGATCTGGGGTTTTCCGCATAAACTCATAACAACCCCAATCCCGCAGCATCAGGTCGTGGTCGCCATCGTTGTCGCTGAACTGCAGGCGCGGATGGTGGTTAAATCTTGCGGCAACCGTTTGATCTGTGCGCGCAAACCCAAACATGTCGGGCGTTGGTGCCATAGCCGCATGCTCGGGGCTTTCAAAGCGGAGTGAGGGCACATCTTCAGGGAAAAGCACGCAGAGCGAACGGCGTTCTTCATTGGCCTGGCGCAATGAGCTGACCGCCATAGCGGTCAGGATTTCGCGCTGCTGCTGCGGATGAGTTTTCTGATATTGCAGCTCGATCAACTGGTTGATGCGCGCATGCGCGGCTGGCGAGCGATCGCCTTTAATCTTCCAGCTTTCGCTTCGGCTGTCGACGGGATTGCGTTCGAGGGGGATGCGCGAAATGGACCAGCGCGAAGGACAGCCGCTCCATGCCATTGGATAAATCCGCATTGGCATTTTCAGTTCAGGGCTGTAGCCTGCGGTGCAGACGAAGACGCGGCCATCGCTGGTGTGCTCTTCCGGCACGGTCTTTCCGAGCATAACGAAATCATCGACGATCATCGTCAGCCGTCCCGATGGGATAGTTCTTCGGCTATCTCTGCCGGATCTTGGCCAGTTTCTCCATGCTCGTTGACGACGCTGGCGATAACGTGGCCGTGACAGTCTTCGGGATGACACCAGCACCCGAGGACTTTGCCGCGGAGTTGCGGGATGCGTTCCAGTAACCCTGACTTATGGGGCAGATAGAATTTCTCGAATTTGCCGATGACTTCCCATCGCTCGCCATCGGCCGGCATCTCGAATGGGTTGCCCCAGTCGGTGGCACGATCGATGCGGACGAAGCGACCTTGTTCATGCGGCAATGTTTCAGTGCAGGTGCCGTCGTCGGCGTATCGCGCCCAGGCGATCAGGACATCGTCGCTACGCATATTGGCGACGACGCATTCGCCACGCTCAGCGCGCGCTTTTCGGTCGAGTTGATCTTCGGTCCATTCCGCCTGTATTTCGTCTTCTGGCGGCGATGTGCCTTCGTCGCCTTCGGGGGCGATTGAATCGACCGCTTCCTGTAGCCCCGAATTTACAACGGTTGTAAATTTGTCGTCTGGTAACTTGGCGATACGCATGTAAAGCGCCGCTGTGGACGTGGGCACGCCAACTTCCTTGAGCCACAGAAGCCACTTGCCACGCCCAGCTAATTTTTTTGCCTCGATCAGGCGAATACCTGCGTCCCTGGCGCGTTCAACTGCGGTTTTGTGCGCTTTGGTGGCGGCGTCGTGAGCGGCGCGGATTTCGCCCGCGAGAATGGCGAGCCGGTTGCTGCCATGAGGTAGCGAGACAACATTGCGCTCACTCACAGCGGCGCCTCACGGTAGCCGCCGGCAGCGCGGCGAGGGGGAAGGCTGCGGCCGGAGGTGGCCACCGCCGCGCTGCCGGCGCCGGCCGTCGCCATGCCGGTAGCGCGGCCGGATGCGTATGCTATGAAGGGCGCGCCGAGGGCTACGGGGCCGACGTGATGGGGAACGGACCCAGATACCCAGCCGTCATCTACGGTGATCTCATGCGGGTTCGAGTCCCGCCGCCGGCCCTGCCTCGGCATCACCGCACCCACCGGCGGATGCTGTAGCCGCAGAGGATGGCGGCCGGGATGGCGGCGGCGAGGTAGGCGGCGATGATGGTGGCGGCGGTCATGCGGCGGGCGGCCAGGCTTGCGGCTCTCCCACCGCTTCCCAAAACATCGGGCGCGCAACGGCGGCCTCTACGAACTCACTAATGCTGCGAGCGAATTTCATTTGTTTTCTTCCGCCGTCTCAATTGGATTTGGCGGTAGTGGGCCCGGCACCAGGCGAGCCAGACGCGGATGAGCTGCCAGAAAGTCCGCGCGCTGTTTCTCATAGTCCGCCCTGGCTTGGATGAGATCGATCGCGGCCTGCACGTAGGCCCTTATCTGATCGGCCTCGTGTGCCTGGACTGAGCGAGCCTCGCCGTAAAACAGCGACCTCACCCGGCCGTAGGGGAGGCGCAGGAGGTTTGCCGCGAACCGCAGAGCTTCCTTTCTGCTGGTTGTGGCTGCGAGTGCGGCCATATCGGCGACGTGCCGCCGCATTTCCTCGCGCACTGCTGCGGCGGTGAAATCCGAGCGCGGCGACGATATTTCCGACACCTCGGACGGTTTCGCGCGGAGCGTGGCGGCGGTCATGCGGCGGCACCCCGCGCTTCGAACAGTTGCTCGGGAGCCTCGATGCCTCGTTGGCGAGCGGCGGCGGCAAAACGCAGGTAGAGACGGGGAGGTAATCTGTCGAATTTCCGCCAGTTGCTGACGGCGGTTTTGCCCACGCCAGCTATCGCGGCGACTTCGGATGCGCCGCCGAGAGCGTCGATGAACTCGCTGGCTGTCATGGCGATTGCCAGCATATTCAACGCGGCTGAAGCTTTCAAGGAGGTTGAACCCTTGAATTACGCGGGAGCGCAGAATGCCTCACGCTAGGAGGCGTGAACACGGGCCGTTCAAACGTCGATATTGCCTGGCGGCTTAAGGCCACATTGTTGGCGCTTAGGATTAGCCAAGCTGAGCTTGGAAGGCGGTGTGGCTTCCCGCCGCCGCGAGTGAACAATTGGTTTCAAGCTAAGGCGCGCCCCGATATAGAAGCGGCGAACGAAATCTGCGATCGCTTGCCAATAACACTCGATTGGATCTATCGGGGCGACGCCACGAAACTCTCAGGCGATCTCCAAGAGAAACTAGTTGCCGTGAGTAAAATAATCCCTGCGGCTGGGCGGGATCGTAAGGACGCAAGCAGACCCAAGCCGCAGGCGCGGCTGGCGTAAGCGACCAAACCAGCCCTGACGGCCACTATTCAACTTGACTGAACTTTAGCTGTTGCCCCTTCAAACAGATTGAAGGTAATATCCTCCCCACACAAGGGGAGCCGCCGTGTCCATCGAAACCTTCGCCCGCGACGCTATCGGCCTACTCGCCTGCACGCTCTGCGCGCTAGTGACGGTGGCGTGGCTGGCGGTACTGCTGTGAGCGAGTGTCGATGGAGCGGCTGGCCGGGCGCCTGGTGCCTCGATTGCGGGCGGGAAGATCCTCGCGAGACCGCACTGGCCGCTGGGGAATGGCCCATCGTCGTGCCGGTCGAGAGCCTTGAGTGTGACGAGCCGCACAGCAATCGCTGCAATCCCTACGTTTCGATGCGCGGAGAGGAGTCGTGAGCCGGCCGTCCCTCGATCAGTTGCTCTACCGGGTGTTTTGCGAAGCCCAGGCCCTGCTGCGGGAGGCTGAGCGGCTCGATGCCGGCCGGCTGCCGCGGATTGCCGAGCGGCTGATGCCGCTGTCCCGGGCGGTGGAGGCGGTGGAGGACCACGAGCAGCGGGCGGTGGAGGCCGAGGACCGGGCGGCGGCGCGGATGGGGTGGCTGTGAACGAGCGCGACATGCCGAGCGAGCAGCTGCCGCGGCACGAGCTGGCGGCGATCGCCGACGAGATCGTGGCCGGCGTCAAGCAATATAACGGCAGCCCCCTGGCAGCAGGCGACGCCAGGACGCTGCGCAATCGGATCTTGGCGGCTCTGGTCTACGTGCGGCACGAGGCGGCGCGGATGGGGTGGCTGTAGTGGCCGGGGATGACTATTGCCCCCCCCACTTGGTGCGGCTTGCCTACCAAGTCGTCGATGATCTCTTGGCTGCGCGGCGGGACGACCTGGGCTCGCTGCGGCTCATCGTGTTGAATGCGCTGCTCACCGTTCATGAAGAAGCATCGCGCGCCTGGCTCGGCAGCGCCCTGACGCGGGGGCGCGGCGATGCCTGATCATAAGGCCGAGCTTGCCGCCATCCACGACGTGGTGGCGGCGATGCTACCGATCCTAGCCGGGCACAGCCCCGCCGTGCAGGGCGCGGCACTGGCTGAGTGCCTGGCGATGTGGCTGGCCGGGCATACGCAGACAATGCGCACCGAGATGCTGACCGGGCACCTCGTGTTGGTGCGTGATCTTGTCGCGTTCTATGCCAAAAAATTGGCAAACATGGAATGAGCGGCGCCCTCGCCGCCGGCCTCTTACTGTTGGCGGCCGACACGGTCGAGCCGCAGGTGCTGTCGATCGAGTGGCCGGACGGCAGCTCGGAGGTGGTGGCGGCGACAAATGCCGGCATCTGCGCCATTGCGGTGTCGGCGCTGCTGAGCGGGTTGTGGCGCCCGCTGGGGCGGCCCGAGCCGCCGCTGAGCGCGAGCTGTGCGGCGGGCAATGCCTTTGCCGCCGATGCGTTTTGCATTCGAGGCCATGACCGGGGCTGCGGGAGGCGGTGACCATGCAGGAGAGCCTCGATCGGTTTTACTTCCGCACCGGCCCATGCTGCGCCGGCTGCGACTGGTGGCGGGCGATCTCACCGGTTGTCGGCGACTGTACAAGGTCGGCGCCGGTAAGCGGGGACCATAGGTGGCAGATGGTCGGCATACGGTCCTGCTCCCTGCCAACGGCTTCTGGACACGTCGTTACTACACGGGATCACGTTTGCGGCGAGTTCAGGGACGATTTCGATTGGTCCACTCTGCCGCTGGTGTATCGAGCCAGGATCGGAGCCCCGCTATGAGCGCCATATCGTTTAGCAATTGCGTTTTCGAGCAGCCGATACGCCGCCGCCGCTGCCGGTCGTTGTTTGTCCCGGCCGGGATCATGCTTTGGGTTGCGGTCGGCTGGGTGCTGGCGGCCCTGGCGCTATGAGCGAGTGGCAGCAATTCTGCGACGCGATGGAGCGCGAGGTTTTCGACAACCTGACGCGCGGCGAGTGGCTGGATCTGCGGCTGCGGGACGTGACGGCCAGCTCGATCGGCGCATTGTTTAACCTGCACCCATTCGTGTCGCCAGAGCAGCTCGTCGCTGAGAAGCGCGGCCTCGGCGGGGTCATGCCGACCAGCTCGATGCGGGCCGGCAATATCCTTGAGGGTGGATTCCCGGCGGCGGTGAAGCTCGATGAGAAGCCGTGGGATTTGATCAAGGCGACGACCTATGAGCGGCTGCCGCAGCACCGGCTCGGCGCAACGCCGGACTTTTGGATTCCGCCGGACGGGCTGCTGCAAGCGAAAACCGCATCGCGCGAGCAATTCGAGGCATGGCATGGCGTCGCCCCGCTGGCTTACTCGCTCCAGACCCTGACCGAGCTGCTCGTTACCGGGCGCCGCTGGGGCGTGCTGGCGGTCATGATCCGCGGCGGCAGCTATCCTATCCATTATTTCAATGTGCCCCGCCACGAGGCGGCGGAGCGGCGCATATTGGATGCTGTCGCGGCTTGGTGGCGGGCGTTTGATGCCGGCGAGTTCCCGGCGGCGGTGCCGAGCGCAGAGATCGCCGAGATGCTCGACGACGGCAGCCACAAGGATCTGTCGAGCGACAACTATTTATCTGCGTCGCTGCCCGAGCGTGAAGCGATGAAGGCTGAAATATCAATTCGCGAAAAGCGCATTAAGGAAATCGACGAGGCGCTAAAGGCGGCGCTGGGC